TCGCGCCCCCCTCGCATGGGTTGACCCCCTGCTTGAAGATGCCGCGAAGCCCGAGCCGAGCACCGTTAAGCAAATGCAAAAGCTGCTCACCTACGTTGGCAGCTCGATTGCCTACGACATTTCAAGCGATGAAGAGGAATAGCGCGCAGGAAACCTTGCCGCTCGATTTCGGCGAACCGCCCATGCCAGACCCCGAAGCATGCGAGTTCGAAAGCATGCGGCATCGCGGCAAGACGTGCTGCACGTTCGTTGGGCGCGACGTTTGGACGAACTGCCGCGAAGTTGGGCACTGCGTATGGGACGGATGGCACCAGCAGGGCGCGCCAGACGTGATCTGCGACGAGGAAGACGGTTAGGAGGTGACTACATGCCTACACGGGAGGAAACGACCGCTGCGCAAGAGCCTATGGCCTTCTTTTCGCACGATTCCAACGCATCGCAAGATGTGAAGTGCCAACGGCTCATTCATCGCCGGGGCTATGACGGCTACGGGCGCTGGTGGCGGCTCTGCGAATACCTGGCGGCTACCAAGGGGCACCGTATCGCTTTCGAGACGGAGGAAGACGTGCTTATTCTCGCGGGCGTTCTGGGCTTCGGACAGTCTGGCGCGTTCGATGAGTACATGGCGATTGAAGATTGCAAATCCTTTTTCGAAGAGCTGTTGGATATAGGGCTGCTCGAACGCGATCCTGACGGCTTCTTGACGAACTTTCGGATGCTCAAAAACGCGCTCTATTTCGGTCGCCAACGCGCAAACGGTCGCAAGGGCGGAAGACCGCGCAAGAACCCAAAGAACAACGATTCAGCAGGTCAGGAGGTGTAAAGACATGACTTGCAAACCCAATGCAAAACCGCTGGTTTCAGGTTGGCTAAACCCACTCGCAAATGGTCGCCTAACCATAAAACAAAACAATACAAAACAAGACAAGGTGGGTTTTGGTTCCTTGAACCAAAACCAAAACCCACCGTACTTGCTTGTTAGTCAACTCTACAAGCAAGGTTTCTTCTCTTGCTTCTTCTCTTTGCGGTCTTGTTTTGTGCGGCTCATTCGAGCGCCAGAAAAACGACTTTCCACAGGTTTTCAACAGAGTTTTCAACAATGGCACGAAATGGGGGTGACTGCATGATTGCGCCAACAACACGAGACGGCGCGCGCGAGCTGTTCGCAAGCAAGCTTTCCTATGAGCAGATCACGACGAACGACATTCGAGCGCTCGAAGG